GCGCCATCACTACTGCCAGAAGGCGGTGGAGTCAGAAGCTCAGGTCTCCTTCTTGGTGAGGCACTTTGGTATTCTGCCAGCAGCAGCAACAAAGATGGGGGTGGGATTCTCCCATGGAGGACGCTCCTTTCCCGCCGTCACTCCTTTTGGCAGGAAGGAGAGGGCGGAACCTTTGACCGCCGCTGCCGCAGTACCCTCCGGGAAGTCGCTATCAATATGGGGGCCAGATGTTGTATTTGACAATTCAACGAAATCGGGTATAATACAGCCATAGTCTACGGAGGGATTCTAAATGGCAGTCGCGTACAAACAGGAGTACATGCAAGTGCCCCTTGTGGACATTTGCATGTTGTTTTCATTGCCTCCTGACATTATCAAAGTCATTCTGACGAGCCATCTTGGAATAACTTTGTGGCATAAGCCACCAAAGACGTACTACTTCCAGACTGCTCTGGGGAGTGTCAGCTATTTCGAGATTTTGCCCTCAGCCATTAGCATGGCAAAGAATCATCACCTTGGGCCCGCGTCTCTGGCTTGTATTAGGCAAGAGATTCTTACCGCCTTGAAAGTTCTTGGTATCCCTGCAAAGGAGCCTGTTTCTCACAGCATAAAGGAACAGTCACATGATTTCATGCTGTCCTTTGTTGAGGAAACGCTACCTCAGAAGCTGGACACTGCCCCATTAGGCATCAAGATGCCCGAGGCCAACGACGTGCCTGTGCCGCCCCCGGCAGGGTTTTGGACTGCCGATCAATTTTCCATGGAGGATACCAGCATGAAGAGTACAGTCCATCTGAGGGACGCAACAGAGTTGTACCAGCCAGTTTTTGGAACGTCATCCGAGTCGACTTATCATGTGGTGGCGTTGCTGGATGGTCTTAACATCGGAGTTATCGCCAAGGGAAAGTGCATTACGTTTCGCGCCGAGGGGAGTAACTTGAAGGTCTTCTCCGGGAAATTGGAGGGGGTGGGGTTCGAGAAGAAGACAGAGAACCACATGAGTTTTAGCTTGTGCTTTGACGACACTAACGTGTTCAAGGCTAACGCTGTCATTGGGACCATTATCGGTGCCGTGGGATTCGACAAGCTGCGTAAAGTAGGGTCTCTCAATAAGGCGGGGGTGCCATGGGCATAACTACTGTAGCTGGCAGAGGGGTTCCGCTTGGTGCCCTGTTTGGGTCTTTGTGCCCCACGCAGGTTATAGCCACCCCTGTTCCTGACCCAGAGGGGCGTGATGTGTTTAGGCTGACGTATCTTGCGGTTTTCCTCGGGAAGGCAGTACGGACGAAGACAGAGGAGGGAGAGTCATGGACATGGTTATGAGCTTCATCAAGCTTTCGGACATTCTCCAGATGCCTTTGTCTTATGATCCAGAGCCATCGGTTGGCCTCTTTGGAAGCCGTGCGGCAGCGTTGGCCACGTCTGGGGAGGGAACCTTACCCTTCACCCTAACCGCCGAGAAGGTCTTCATGAACGAGCAGTGCGGGGTTCTGGTCCATGTTATGGGGGACTTATGGGTACTTGCCTCCCACTACCCCAAGACCGGGGCTCTTGGGGTCTACTTGATCGACGCGAACAAGCTGGAGATGGACGGGATCAAGACCCCTCCTACCTTGTTCATCAGTAAGACGTTCAGTATGCTGGAGGTTTACAGGGCGCTGTCCCATGCTATCGTTAAGGCATTCACGAGACGTGGCAACTCGTGGGAAGAGATGCGACTCCCCACCTGATAGACTTCCGTTGGTACCATAACAAGACCCCCGCGAATTCCGTGGGGGTTCGTGCGTTGAGGGATTCATGTTAATCATCTGGTGCAGTGCTAAGGTTGGCCTTATTAAGCAGGTAATTGGGTCAGTTGTGCAGCAGTACAGCATTCCACATCGGGTAGAGCCCGATACCATGCAGTTTCCCCATGTCGATGCAGGGGATGTTGTACTCGCTTGTGGAGGCAAAGCCTTGTCGTGTCTGCAAGGGCACAAGTTGGTACCGAAGAATAGAACGATCACGTCCCTACGTGAGAAGCCGATTCTAGCCAATAGCGCCAGCATTCTTCTTACCTTTGACCCGGGGGTAACTGAGCAGGACTATGCCCGACTTCCTGAGATTCAGTGGGATGTGCAGTTGGCTATTCGTTTGCACAATACCGGGACTACTACTCCCTTGTTGGGAGACTACAGTCTGGTGGAGTCCCTGCATGAGGTAATGCAGGAAGTGGAGCGCCAGTATCCCATAACCAGCAGTGCTGTTCCCCTAGCGTGTGATATAGAGACTACAGGATTGGACGAGTACCGCCCCGGGGCTAGGATTGTTTCCTGCTCCTTCACGGTTACTGAGGGGGTGTCCAAGGTGCTGTACTTTGCTGACGGGGAGGCCCCACGTAAGCCCCCAGAGGGGCTCCCAGAGTCCAAGTGGGGTTACTGGAACGACTTGTGGTATCAAATAAACTGGTTGCTGACGACGCCAAAGGTGGCCCTACGCGGCGCCAACTTCAAATATGATTCACGGTGGATTAACTACCATTGGGGCATTAACTGCACTAACCAGACATTCGATACGACCCTTGTGGGGAGCCTTTTAGACGAAAATCGCTCTAACAACCTGAAGCTACATGCCAAGATATTCACTCCTCTCGGGGGCTATGATGACCAGATGACAAAGGAGGACATGGCTCACATGGAGCTTGTCCCAATCCCGAAGATCGTGTCCTACAACGGGGGGGACACTGATGCCACGTTGCGGGTGTCTAAGGTGTTTCGGTCAGAGGTCCTGAAAAACCGCCGCTTGGCCAACCTGTACACCAAGCTTGTACAACCCGCCGCAAAAGTTTTCGAGAAGATGGAGCGGAACGGAATTTACGTTGATGTTCCGTACTACCAAAAGTTGCAAGGGGACCTTGAAGAAGAAATCTCCGGCATAAAGACCCAGATTCTTGACTTGATTCCGTCCTCGATCAAAAAGAAGTACGAGGACAACCTTTCGATTACCCGTCCTGCGTTACTGCGCGACTTCCTCTTTACCAAGGCAGGGTTGGGTCTAAAGCCGGTCATGTGGACAGCGGTTGCCAAAGAGCCCAGCATTGCTACGGACCATCTGATGTCATTCTCCGAGCATCCGGTGGCCAAGGAGTTTGTGTCCCTGTACTCAGCCCTCGGGAGTGCAGAAAAGACGCTTTCAACGTTTGTGGTGGGATTCCTTAAGCATCTTAGGCCGGATGGTAAGTTCCATCCAAGCTTTATGCTTCATCGGGGTACCTACGGGGGGGACAGCGCCAAAGACGATGCTGGAACGGTCACTGGGAGGACTAGCGCGAAAGACCCAGCAGTTCAAACCATCCCTGAGCATACCAAGTGGGCCAAGCGGCTGCGACGAGCATTCCCAGCACCTCCCGGATACACGATCCTGCACTTGGACTACTCGCAGGGGGAGCTTAAGATTTGTGCGGTGGTTGCCAAAGAGGAGGTAATGCTTTCAGCCTACCTGAACGGGATGGACCTCCATAGCATTACGGCCTCACGGTTGAATGGCTACTCTATGGATGAGTTCATGCTGTTGCCAGATGACGTTAGGGACGAGTTGAGGGCGGGTGGAAAGGCAGGGAACTTTGGTCTTCTTTACGGGATGCAGCACCTTGGGTTCCGGGATTATGCTTGGTATTCCTTCGGGGTGTCCATGACGGAGGAGCAGGCATTTACCCATCGGCAAGCCTTCTTTGAGCTTTACCCCCGCCTTCTGTTGTGGCACGAAGAGTCAAAGGCATACGCCAGAAGGCACTTGCAGGTCACTAGCCCGTTGGGTCGGGACAGGCATTTGCCGTTGATCAATTCCTCTGACCGAGAAGCCCGTTCAAAGGCAGAGAGGCAGGCTATCAACTCCCCGATCCAATCGACGCTATCTGACCTTATGCAGTTGGCCATGGTGCATATCGACAGAAGATATGGTGATGAGGACATCGAAATGTTCCTGATGACCCATGATTCGTTGAGTCTCCGTGTTCCGATAGATAGGGCTGTAGAGTGGGCGGTCAGGCTCAAGGAGGTAATGGAGAACCTTCCCCTTAAGGAGGACTTTGGATGGGACTCCCCCTTGAAATTTACGACTGACGCGAAGGTTGGTGCCCCAGATGATGAGGGGGTAATCAGCCTCGCGTCGTTGCAGAAGCTGAAGGCAGCATAACTATCTTCTTTGAAGTACAATGGGGCTCTATAGCCCATTTGTACTGCCAGCCAGAGGAACCCCTATGTCCGACACCAATGATGTCCCTGCTATTGAGGAGGGGGAAGTTTATTCCATCGCAGCAGTTCGCAAGGCGGATACTGCGGCCCTGATTACCAACGGTACAGACTCTTTTCCGGCAGACAACTTCGCCGGCTCCTACTGGACTGGCCAAGGTGGGCCGAGTAGTTCGGCAGCGCCAGTAGCAATTCTTGAGCCGGTATTCAAGCCGGGGGTTTTGTGGGCATTGGTGACCCAGAACAATACCCTTCTCCAGTGCATTGAGGCCATGGAGGTCAATATTGATGGCACAGGGCACTCTATCGACCTTACCGATGAGCAAGAGTCTGAGCCAAAAGATGACCCGGAGAAGAGTATGTTGGAGGACTTCTTCCGGGAGCCCTACCCGGGCAAGTCCATGGTGGAAATTCGTCGGGCTGTGCGCCGAGACCTTGAATCAACAGGAAACGGGTACATGGAGGTTATCCGGGGTGTAGATGATACGGTTGTCCTACTGAACAGCCTCGATGCGGAAAATATGCGCCTTGTGCGTCTGGATGACCCAGTGCTTGTCACCAAGGAACTTGTCCGAGGAGGGAAAGACCTCAAGGTTCAGCTTCGTTCCCGCGAGCGGAGGTTCGTTCAGAACGTCAATGGAACCAAGGTTTTCTTCAAGGAGTTCGGTGCCTCTCGTGATCTGGACAGGGATACTGGCTTGTGGGCCAAGCCGGGGGCGAGACTTCCTATGGAGAAGAGGGCTAGTGAAGTAATCCACTTCACCGGGAACAAGGAAGCCAAGACACCGTATGGTGGCCCTCGCTGGATCAATCAGCTACCTGCGGTTCTTGGGTCGCGCAAGGCTGAGGAACATAACCTTGAGTTCTTTGATGGTGGCGGCATCCCCCCGGTGCTAGTCATTATCGAGGGCGGGACCCTTGGGGAGCGTCTGAGGGAAGACCTCAAGCGGCACTTGACTGGTCAAGGTGGAAAGTCGAGAGCGGCAATTGTGGAGGCGATCTCTACCTCGGGGACCATTGATTCTGCGGGCAGCGTGAGGGTACGTGTGGAGCGGTTTGGGGCAGAGCGGCAACAGGATTCCATGTTCCAGAGCTATGACAAGGACTCAGCCGAGCACGTCAGGATGGCATTCCGTATCCCGGCGATATTTATTGGGAAGGCGGCAGATTACAATTTTGCCACTGCATATACTGCCTACATGGTGGCAGAAGCACAGGTCTTTGCCCCTGAACGGCAAGAGTTCGATGCAAGGATCAACCATACTGTCGTCAAGGCCCTTGGAGCCAAGCGGTACCGTTTCCGGTCGCTGCCCCTAACTCTGACTGACATCGCCAACCAGTTGAAGGCACTGGAGTTGGCCATGTCGAACAAGATCATCTCGGGACAAGAGTCAGTGACGAAGCTGAACGAGGTTACTGGACTGTCTATGGAGTACACGGAGCCCCCGGCCCCTGAACCTCCCCCGGTCACTTCTTCCCCCGCTACATCCCCTGATGGTAATCCCACTACGTCAGGTGACCCCAATGCTGTGGGGGCAGTTCCAGCAGCGATCCCCGTCACCCGTCCGGTGAAGAAGGAGGAGCAAGACAGGTTGTCGGCCCTTGCCTTGGAGTGGATTGCCGTTGTGGGGGTTGATGGGGAGGAAGCACAGTCCCTGTACTCAGAGACGGCAAAGGACCGCATTTTCAAAGCTGTTGCCGACCTTAGTCCCGCTGAGGCTCAGGACTTTCATACCTTCGTGGCTGCCCATAGCCTCAAGGCATCTGGTTTAGACCTCCCGGGTCTAGCAGAGCTTTGCGCGTGCTGCCAACCCCTAGTGGAGCGGTAGCATGATCCGGCTAGAGAGCTTTAAGGCTCTTGAGGCTTCTCTTTCGGCACGACTGGCAAAGGCCCTGCGGGATGCCACAAGTGGTTTGTACACCCGCATTCAGGAGAAGGTTGATTCGGGGGATTTGGACGGTGCCAGAGGGCTTGCTGAAGGGTTGAGCCTCACTGGGTTTCTTGCCCCCCATGTTCCCTACCTGATCTATGTTACCCATCTGTCCATGCTCTTTGGGGCAAGCAGGGTGACCCGGAAGCCGGGGACTTCCGTCGTAGGACTGGGGCACGAGAAGGATGTCGCCTTTCAAATGGTTCAGACGCTACAGCAGACACTCACTCTGAATGCTGAAGACTACTTGCGGAAGGCGGCTTTGCAGTTAATTGCACTGCAATCTAGCCAAGTTGCCAAGGCCGAGCCAGCCCAGAACCGTATCCTCCATGACTTTGCCTCGTTCATGGATGCTAGCGGTAAGGAGTTCTTCAACATCGCCGCCTCCCTGCATACGTCACGAGTTTCTGCCTACGGGTTTACGGCAGAGGCAGACGTTCTTGGGTTGGAGGAGTACCAGATCAACGAGCAATTGGATAGCAGAACGTGCCCAGTATGTAGGGCAATGCACGGTAAGAAGTTCCGCGTTTCTGATGCTCGGGCTACCTTGAACGTTACCACCCGGGTAACTGATCCCGCAGATTTGAAGCAGTTGGCCCCATGGCCAAAGCAGTCCAAGGATGAAGTTGCGAAACTGTCTTCCATGGGGACTTCTGAATTGGTTGCCGCAGGATGGCATGTTCCACCATTCCACCCACGTTGCCGTGGTCTTCTTGGGAGGGTGGGGACTGTTCCAACGCTTGCCCAGCTTGATTCTGGTAGCCCGCAGTCATCTGATCGCTATACCGCAACCCAGGCTGATTTCGCCGCGTTGGGAGTACCCCAAGAGGGGGCTTGGGTAAAGAACTGGAATACCCACGTCTCACTCCCACCCGCAGAATTGATTGCACGCCTCCGTGGGCAGTCTGCCGACGAGTTTATGAGTGGGTTGGTATTGGCAGATTCTCCGGCCAAAGTCTCGGGCATCCAATCCCTTAGCGCGACAGCTAGTGGGGCTGGGGTCAAGATTACGGCCCCATTGTTTGGTTCATCATCCCCGGTTTCTCAGTCCGTAATTCTTACTGCCGATTCTTTTGGCCTAGATTACATGACCATGGCCCCCGGGGATAACCCGGACAAGCTGTTCAAGAAGTATATGCAGCGGGTGTATAATCTTGCATCCGATTTGGGCGTGAAGCACATTGCTCTGACGGCCAACATGGAGGTAGGGGGGTACGCTTGGGCCAAGTACGGATTTCGCCCATCAACTTTGTCCCAGTGGGAGTCACTAAAGAGGGATGTAGTTAAAGGGCTTAAGAAGTCGGGGTCACTTTCCAGATTGGACCCAGACCTCATGCAGGCATTTAAGGCTATAATGGCGTCAGCAGACCCAGCCTCTGTGTTCTTTCTGTCCGATCTGTCTTTGCCTGTCGCTGGTGGTCGGGCTTTTGGAGAGGCCGCTCTATCGGGGACCTTGTGGGAAGGGCTTTTGTCTTTGTCTGATGAGGAGGCGGTGACACGCTTCCTAACGTACCTTGGGGCATCATGATGAAGGGACCAGTATTCGTTACCGCCCCTGAAGGCCGGAGAGACTCCCCGGTGCATCTCCCCGTCCTTTCCACGGTGAAATTGCCAAAAACCAAGGCTATGGAAGGGGCCCTGAAAAGAGGGGCTGCGCTTGGCTTTTCCCCGGACCAACTCAAGAAACTATTGGGGGCCTGATGTTTGCGTCTATTCTCAAGTTGTCATCCCCTGTCCAGCCAGTGGCGTTTGCGGCCATCTTGAAGTTCGATGTCAATCAGCGTCGGGATAAGCGGGGTAGGTGGACCACAGGGGGAGGGGCAGCTACAAGCCTAGCCTCGGAAAAGAACACCCGTGACTACAAGGTAGACGATGTAGTGGCCTCAGCCTTGGGGAACGATCTGTCACGCATGGAGGAGTACCATGCGGCAATTGAGCGTGTGTCAGCGATGCTTGAGCAAGGAGGCTACGAGACAGCGCACCTTCACACCAAGAATGGGGATGGCACTGGAGGGTATTCCCCGTCCCGCCGAAAGCTGCACCGAGCCATCATTGACCACTATCTGGGGGATCGGAAATTTGCCAAGCCAGCACCGGGGACCCCACCCACCTTTACTGTTCTGGGGGGACGAGGGGGTTCAGGAAAGAGCAATTTTGACGCCTCAGGGGAACGACCCGGAGAGTTTTCCGTGTACTCCAAGAAGAAGGCGGTTGTAATTGATCCCGACGCAATTCGGGAGCTTCTTCCAGAGTATGACCCTCAGTTGGCAGCATTGACTCATGCTGAGGCCGTTCATGTTGCCGACCGCATCAAGTCTGCGGCCATGAAGCTAGGGTTGAACGTGGTGCTGGACATAACCATGAAAACCTACCACGGGGACATGATATACAAGGCGAAGAAGGCTGGGTACAGGACAGAGGCTCACTTCATGCACCGGACCCCGGAGGCAGCCTTGAAGGGGGCTGTTTCTAGGTGGAACAGAGAGACTCTTATCCTGAACCCGATTACCAAGGAAGCGCGCAAGTTTCCTAGATCGCGGTTGGTGCCTCCAGCAGTGGTGGAGGCTAATGTCAATAACGAGCGGAATTTTGATCGTATGGCGAAGAATGTTGATAGCTGGACGCTGGTCACCAACGAAGCCGACCATGGATTCAAGGGGCGTCTTGTGGCTTCTGGGGAAAAGGTCAAGAAGGAGTTTGCGAAAATCCTCAAAGCAAACCCCTACCATGACGCGAAGGGAAGATTTGCGTCCAAGGATACAGCGGCATCGGCCTCCCATAAAGAACTGAAGCTGGCCCCAGCCGATTGGAAACCCGAATTCAAGTCGGAGCCCCATACCCCTGAAAACTTGGAGTTTATTCAGGGTGTCGCCAGTTCGGTGACGAAGGAGATACTCGCCAAGTACCCAGTTCTTGCGGACGTGGACGTGGAGCTATCTCGGGTCAGGCCAAAAGGCGGGTGCCATGGTAACTGTACCTACGCTCCGAATGATCTTTCTGTTACCAGTGTGGTGTCCCTTTCGGACTTTTCAGATGATGAACTCTTGAATGCGGCTGAGGTAGAAGACAGGCTTCAAAAATCCGGTATGCCGAGGTGGTCAGTTAATGCTGCGGATCGTATGGCCCTTGACAGAACGGCTGTGGCGGCGGGGACCTTCCGCCATGAGTTTGGTCATGTCTTGGCTCGCCTTGCTCAAGCGTGGGCCCCGAAAAAGATGTCTGTGCTACAAGATTCTGCATGGAAGGCCGCCGAGGAGAAGACCCGTGCGGCGAGGGAGGATAGTACACGGAAGTGGATTGCGAAGAATGTAAGTGCCTACGCTCTTAGGAACCTCCATGAATTTCATGCGGAACTGTTCGCGCAAGTCTCCCACCCTTCCTATGTGAAAGGGACTTTGCCCAAACAAATGGAGGCTTTGGCGGAAAACATTGTGCACTTAGCTGGACGACAAGCGACGCACTTGAAGAAGTGGGCAAAGAAAGAAGAGGCTATGGACAAGCTTGCGCTGCACATCAACATCGACCCCCCATTGTCGGGGGTAGTGAAAGAGGTAGCTCGGTTGATAAAGAGTGGCCCACAGCCCAAGCTACCTACTGTGCAGCCGGTTCGTAAGGGGTTCGCTACGATCCTCAAGGCTAACCCGTACCATGAGCCAGCAGGGTCCCCGAAGGGAGGGCAATTCACGTCTAAGGAGAAGGCCCAGTACAGGCTAGGGCTTGGCACAGGATTCGCTTCCGCCTTGAATGATTTGATGTACTTCACAAGTGGGTCAGCCAGCCCGTCCTCAGTTAGCTTCTTGAAGGCTCAGGCTTTGGCAAATAACTTGAAGGCCAAGGCGCACGGTGTTCCAGACATCGCCTTAGCTTATGACTGGAAGCAGCACGGCCATCTTGACTCGACCATGGCAGAAGTGGGAATCCAGTTAACTGAGGAGCAGAAAAAGGCCATGGCACACTGGGCCGCGAATTCTGCTGCGGCAGGCAAGAAACTCTCCACGATGATGGACAAGGAGTATCCGGTTCATTACGCCAAGTTGCAGGAGGCCATAGATAAGCATGGGGTCGATAGTGCCGAGGTCAAGAAGTTGATGAAGGTCGATCTCTCCTACGACATGCAAGCCTACAAGTTTGGGGCATCTCCCGCCATGGTTGCCTCCATGCACAAGGACGCTGAGGCCGCTTACAAGAAGGCCAAGGAAGACGCCCTCGCCCAGAAGACCGCCGAGCTTGCCGGCATCCTCACCCCCGCCCCTGTGGGAACCCATAGCGCAAGCACCGAGGTTCCCAAGTATCAAGGGTCTGCTACCGAGGACGGGGGCCTGAAGATGTATGACAAGTTGGGGACCCATTATTACCGCCTCCAAGCAACGCTAGGACAATCCCACCCCGACACGGCTGCGGCCCATCATGAGTGGGCGCAGGTAAAGGCTGAGATGAGCCAGAAGGGGTGGGCAGATGCTGACAAGCTTTCTAAAATGGCTTATGACCTGAAACTTAAGGTCACTGAGGAGTTAGCAAAGGTTAAGAAGGACATTCTTGCCGGTGTCTTCACAGCACACAAAGACCATGCCCTACATGGGTCGGGTACGGCCAAATCACTGGGGGAGCTTTACCAAGCTGCGCTGAAAGCAGGGGTCCCCAATCATGAGATTATGGATACCATCTCCTCGGCAGAAACTTGGGCTAAGGACCTTAAGGCGGCACAGAAAAATGAGGCCATTGCCGCGATAAAGTCAGCTTCATTAAAGCTAGCTTCTGCGAGTTACGAGGGGACGAATACCTCTAACCATGCCGCCGCTGTTGCCGCGTTGCTGTCAGCAAAGACGGCGGGACTTGCACATCTCTCGAAAGCTGAACTTGCCGCCGCAGAGCAAGAGGGGGTGAAGCAGTGGGAGACTGTAAAGAAAGCTTTGGATAGTGCTGCTGCGAAGCATGGGTCTTCGGCAGCTACAGGAAGTAACCCTGCTGATGGAAACTTCCGCCTAGTTGCGTTGGGAGGAAACTCTACAGGTAAAACAATCTCCTACGCAGATTTTCTGGATCACGCCAAAACCCTTACTAAGGGTCTATCAGATGGGGAAACAAGCGCCATTGAGAGTTATACGGGGTCTGGCTATAAGAAAATCAACAAGTCACTTGGAGCAGCCGCAGACGCTTTGAAGTCGGGAGCGGTCCCCGATATAGATGATTCTGCCGTTTTCAAGAAGATTAAGGGTCTGGATAGCGCCCTAGCCAAGTCCACTCTTGGCCATGATACGGTGGTCTTCCGTAACTTGGCGGGTAAGTGGTTCTGGAAGGATTTGGGAGTGGACTCTTCTAAGGTTACCTCCTCCCCGGACTTCGGAGGGCTTACTGAGGCTGACTTGAAAGGTTTTGAGGGGCGTGTTTACAAAGAGAATGCGTTTTCTTCTACGAGCATCAAGCAGAATAACAGTGCCCAATTCCAAACCGCCTCCGCAGAGGTAGGAACGGTGAAGCTGGTGGTGCGTGTTCCGAAGGACCAGCCCGCCCTTTATGTTGATCACATTTCCTCCAATAGCGGGGAGCAGGAGGTAATTCTTCCCAGAGGGGCTCTGTTTGTTATACGGAGCATTACCCGGAAGCCCCAAAATAATACGTTTGAGGCTCACGTCGATATGGTTGGAACTGATCCGTACTCCCTTTCCCATAAAGGGGTACTGTACCCGGGAGCAAAGAAATGAACTTCTACTCAGTTTTGAAAGGAGCACCCAAAGTCCCGTCCTCCTTGGCCCCAGACGAAGATTCTGGGTCAACAGGGACACTACTGCCCTCTCAGTGCTATAAGTGCAAGCACCTTAACAGGGACACCCTTGTGACGTGTGCTGCGTTCCCGGACGGCATTCCCTTGGTTATCCTGACTGGGGAGTACGATCATACCTTCTGGTTTGATTTTGACGGTGTAAGTGATGGTGGGGTAACTTTTTCCGAGATGACTATTGACAATCCCCAGGAATCCGGTACAATATAGTCATAGAGTATAGGAGGAATCCATGGCTATCGACCTGTCCAAGTATTACGAGTACGAGCCCAAAGAAGTCTCACAGAAGCAGACTTTCGAGGACTTGGCTGCTCTCAAAGTGAAGCCGGAAGAAATTCCGAATCTCAAGGAACGTGCTGCCTACATCAAGTTTCTGGAGACCTTCGATGCCGACGCTGAGTGAGATTCTGACGGGAGTAGCTGTCGGTGACGCCATCGGTAACCCGTGGGAGTTTTCCAAGAGGGGGCATACCCCGTCCGAGGTTCTGTCTAGTTCCCGGAAAGGACCTCTGGTAGTTTCAGACGACACCCAGATGTCGCTATTCTGCGCGGAATCCCTGTCACTGGCAGCCGCCCATTCCAGTATAGACGCATTAGTGGCTTCCCTAACTGCTGGGTATCTTAGGTGGTATTTCACTCAGCAGGTCCGATACTCCCCCAAGTATTCTTTCGGGCTGCTTAGATTCGCCTCTCTGTACGACAGACAGGCCCCCGGCATGACGTGCATGGCGTCACTGCGGACTCTGCACACTGGTAAAGAGGTATCCAACAACTCTAAGGGCAATGGTACGGTCATGCGCTGCGCCCCTATCGCAGTGTGGGCAAAAGCCAAAAGAATCTCCCCTACGTCAGCGCAATTGTTGTCGCGGCGTGATGCGGAGATTACCCACAAGCATCCTTACGCTGCTGAGTCCTCCTCGCTGCTGGTAGGAATCTACCTGCGGTTGTTCAGTGGGACGCCTTTCCGTGTTGCGGTGGCACTAGAAGTGCAGTCGCAAGTAGAGGCGGGGTTGGTGTCATGGCCGGTAGCCGCTTTGTGTCTGGCGGCAGTTGATCCCTGCCTGAATTTCTCTGAGTTCTCAACTCGGCACACTTCCTTCATTGCGGAAGGTACGTTGGCAGTTGCCTTGGCAGCGGTAGCAAAGTCAGCGTCCTTCCTTGAGGCGGTTGTATTGGCAGCATCAACTCCCGGGGATTCGGATACCATTGCTGCGGTAGCGGGGGGGCTGGCGGTAGCAGTTGGCTACAAGGTCCCAGCGAAGTACTCCTCCCGGCTTAATGTTGCCCCGGTCCTTGACTACATGGAAAAGACGTACCAGTAGCAATTAGAGAAAATCTCGACTAGAATGGCCCCAAACTGTGGGGCCATTTTTTCGAGGGTAGCAACCATGCCATTAGTCATCAAGGATGAGAACGAGGAGCTACGGATAGTTTGGGCAGAAGTTTATGCCCCAAATCGCCCTGACTCAGACGGGGAGTTCATGGACGAGCAGGGTGTCCGTGATATGGCGTACAACTTCATGCGCGCCAAGAAGCTTGATCAAGTTGACCACGCTCACAGTAACGAGCTAGTGGAGGGGGCTCATGTCGTGGAGTCCTTCATTGCTCGGAAGGGTGACCCCTTGTTCATTGAAGGGGCGTGGGTGGTGGGGGTGCATATTCCGACTGACGATGACTGGGAGAAGGTAAAGACCAAGAAGTGGAACGGCTTCTCAGTCGAGGCAAATGTCAGTAAGGAACTGGTTGAGGTCGAGATTGACATCCCCCCGGTGATTCACGGCACAACTTTCAAAGCTGATGATGGGCACCAGCACACGTTTTACGTGGCCTATGACGATAACGCCAAGTTCCTTGGGGGTCGGACAGACGTGGTGAACGGGCATTTTCATACCATCAAGCGAGGGACGATCACCGATGAAGTAGATGGTCATGCCCATACCTTCTCCCATGTGGAAGACTTGTTCATTCAGGAGTAACCATGTTCCAGAAAATTTTGAAGGGTGCGCCCTACGGCAACAAGAATGCGGCTGGCCCTCACGGTAAGGCTAAGGCCCCTGCTTATCGTCACCACGCTGGGGCCAG